AACGGTAATTTTAGTCCTATTATTTACAGCAAACAGGTTCAACTTGCATTTCGCAAGGGGTCTGTCGTTGAAGCTATCACTAACAGTGATTACTTCGGTGAGATTGCTAATATGGGCGATTCCGTTAAGGTTATCAAAGAACCAGAAATAACAGTCAAGGAATATGCAAGAGGAACAACTATTACTCCTCAAGACCTTGATGACGAAGAGTTTTCACTTACAATTGACAAAGCTAATTACTTTGCATTTAAAGTGGATGATATAGAAGAAGCTCATTCTCATATTAACTTTCAGCAGTTAGCATCAGATAGAGCAGCTTATAGACTAGCCGACCAATTTGACCAAGACGTACTTGGTTATATGTCAGGTTTCAAGCAATCAGCAATACATGGTACACCTGATACAGCTAACACTACTACTAATGGTACTGTTGCTGTTTCAACTGCAGGTTCTGACGAACTCTTATCATCAATGAAAGTTGATGCTTCAGACTTCGGTGGTTCAGCAGGTGATGCTGTGGCTATCTTACCAAGAACAGGTGGAGCTACAACTGCTGCTCCTGCAAATGGTGATAGACACCCGTTAACTGTTATTGCTAGAATGTCTAGACTATTAGACCAACAGAATGTTGACACTAATGGTAGATGGTTAGTATTAGACCCTGTATTCATAGAAGTACTAAAGGATGAAGATTCAAGATTATTTGATGCAGACTTTGGTGGTACTGGACTACAGAATGGTTTAATCCTAAACAACCTACATGGTTTCAAGGTTTATCAGTCAAACAATTTACCTGCAGTAGGAACAGGACCATCTAATACAGGTGCAAACAGTTCTTCTAACTATGGTGTAATTGTTGCTGGTCATTCTTCATCAGTAGCTACTGCCGAGCAAATCAACAAGACAGAGACTTATAGAGACCCTGATTCTTTTGCTGATATTGTTCGTGGTATGCATTTGTATGGTAGAAAGATACTTCGCCCTGAAGCAATCTCTACTTGTATATATCACTTAGCGTAAGGGAGATTAGATTATGGCGAATATTACTGCTGTTCTTAAAGCCGCTTCTGGCAACTCCCAGAGAGGCAGAAACGTATACTATATAGATAACGTTATTGACTTAACTGCTAATAGTATTAATCCTAACGGTGATACCATTCAAGCTATCACAGTTCCAGCTAATACTCTTGTTGTGGCTGCAGGTCTTCAGGTTGTAGAAAGTGCAACTCAGAATACTGGCACAGACGCAACAGCATCACTTGGTTTCACAGGTGGTGACGTTGATGAGTTTGTTGCAACTTTTGATATTGATGGTGCTGCCGATGGTGCTTATGCTCCTCAGATTGCAATCACAGGTTTGACTGCTTCTACTTCTGATGACACAATTGATGTGTTATTAGCAGGTAGTGGTGCATCATTCACTGCAGGTAAAATCCGTGTATATGCAATGTTTATGGATATAAGTGACCAAGGTGACATGTCAGCTAACGAAGTTGATAGAGACACTTTAGCTTAAATTATACATAAGGGAGCAGGGCAACTTGCTCTCTTATTTTACTTAGGAATTATTATGGCAGAGAACTACCTAACATTAACAAATAAAGTTATAGCAAGGTTGAATGAGGTTGCATTAACTTCAGCAACCTTTTCTAATGCTAGGGGTATACAAGTTCAATGCCAAAATGCTGTAAATGAATCAATTAGATTTATTAATCAGCGAGAGTTTAATTATCCATTTAATCATGCAACTGCTTCTCAAACTTTGACAGCAGGTGTGGTTAGATATGATTTACCTGCATCTACTAAAACAGTAGATTACAACACATTTAGAATTGTTAAAAATAGTGATTTAGGTAATGGTGGTTATAGATTACATATACTTGATTACAATGACTATATAAACAGAGTTGTCAATCAAGAAGATGAAATAGAAACAACAACAACAAGCACATCTCACACAGATAGTGATACAACTATAACTGTGGTCAGCACTACAGGTTTTGATAGTGCAGGTACAATAGTCATAGGCAATGAAACTATTACATATACAGGTACAACAAGTACGACATTTACAGGTTGTACTAGAGGTGCAGGTGGTACTACAGCAGCTTCAATAGCTAGTGGTATTACAGTAGCACAGTTTGACAGAGGTAGTGTTCCTGAATATGTTGTAAGAACACCTGATAATAACTATTTATTATATCCATATCCAAATAAATCATATGTAATAAAGTTTGACTATTACACATTTCCAACTGATTTATCAGCTTTTGATGATACAACAACTATACCTGATAGATTTGCACCTGTAATCATAGACGGTGCTACAGCTTTTGTATATCAGTATAGAGGTGAGACACAGCAGTATCAATTAAATATGCAGAGATTTGAACAAGGCATAAAGAATATGCAAACACTATTAGTGAATAAGTTTTCATATTTGCGTTCAACATATATACCAAGAACAGGAGTGTATAACTCAGGTAGTGTAGATATTAGGGCATTATAATGGCAGACCAATCTCAAACAGTGCCTTCAGCATTTACTTGTGAAGGTGGTTTAGTACTAAATAAATCTACATTTATGATGCAACCGGGTGAAGCATTAGAGCTAGAGAACTTTGAGCCTGACATAACAGGTGGCTATAGAAGAATAAACGGCTTTTCTAAATATGTTTCAGTAGTTGTACCACAGACAGCATCTTCTACTGAAAAGGTACTTATGGTTGTTACCTTTGGTAATAAAGTGTTAGCAGCTAGAGGTGAGAGCATTTATAGTGCAGACCCGGGTGGTGGTTCATGGACTAGCATAGATAGTGGTAGAACAAATGCAGGTAAGTATAGGTTTGAAAGATTTAATTTTGATAACAATGATAAATTAATTGTTGTAGATGGTACTAATGCTCCTACTGTTTTTAATACTTCATTAACTGCTACTGATGTTTCAGCATCTTCTGTAGCAGGTGCAAAACACGTAGCTGCCTTTAGAGACCACATGTTTTACTCAGGTATGTCAAGCACTCCACAAGAGCTAGTTTTTAGTAAGCCTTTTGATGAGGATGATTTTTCAAGTGGTGCAGGTTCAGGTTCTATTGCAGTTGATGATAATATTGTAGGTATTAAAGTTTTCCGAGATAACTTATTTATTTTTTGTGAAAATAGAATATTTAAGTTGGCAGGTTCTTCAGTATCGGATTTTGCTATACAAGATGTAACAAGAGATATAGGATGTATAAATGGTGACACTATTCAAGAATTTGCAGGTGACCTTATATTCCTTGGTCCTGATGGGTTGCGTACCATCGCAGGTACAGCTAGAATCGGTGACGTGGAGTTGGGCACTATAAGCTCTAATGTACAGAGCATATTTAATGAAAACATATCTAGTGCATCAGAATTTGACAGTATAGTTATACCAGACAAAACACAGTACAGAATATTTTTTACTAAGAGTGGCACTGTAGAGAATCAAACTAAAGGTATTATATGTTCACTTAGAGGACAAAAGTTTGAATTTGCAGAACTTAGAGGTATAAAACCTGCAAGTACTGACCACTTTGTTGATAATGGTGATGTAATAGTTTTACATGGTGGCTATGCCGATGGTTATGTTTATAGGCAAGAATTAGGTGATACCTTTGATGGTGTTAACATAGCAGGTAAATATAGAAGCCCTGACTTAACTTTTAATGACCCCGGAATAAGAAAGCATATGCAAAGGGTTATTATAAACTACGCACCTGAATCTGCAATAGATGCTGATTTATTTTTAAGATATGATTATGAAGATGCTAATGCTGCAAGACCTGCGGCATATCCTTTAGATTCAAATAATGTTATAGCTGTTTACGGAACATCTTTATATGGTACAGCAACATATGGAGGTGCAACTCAACCTCTTGTAAGACAAGCAGTAGAAGGCTCAGGATTCGCTGTAGCATTAAGAGTTAGAGATGGAGAAGGAAGTGCACCTTATTCACTTAAAGGTTTTCAGTTAGAATATCAATTAGGAGCAAGAAGATAAATGGGAGCTACATATACTAGACAATCCTCGTACACAGACGGAGACGTAATAACCGCAGCTCATACCAATGATGAGTTCAATCAGTTATTAGCTGCCTTCGCTGCAAGTACAGGACACACCCACGATGGTACGACTGCTGAAGGTGGTCCTATCACTAAGCTATTAGGTACAGCAATCACAATAGGTGATGGCACAGCAGGTACAGATATCACAGTTACATACGATGGTGAATCCAACGATGGTGTAATGA